ATTGCCAGCGCAATCAGGGCAATCACGGCCACCATCGCTACCGTCGTCAACTTTATACTGGACAGTAAAGCTCTGATTCCCTTTAAAATAGCAGGTATTCCCTTCAGAAATCCCATAATTTTTCCAGCATTCAAAGCAAGCCAAATCGACCCTGCCGCAATGGCTATCAGTTTGAGCAGGTTTTCGATACCTCCCAACTGGTTGGAGAGTTTATCAATAAAGGCAACTGCCTTGTCCAGCCAATTCATCAGCTTTCCAAAAATAGTTACCAATAACCTCGAAAGCCTGTCTGTGATTTTGTACTGGTCGTTGATTTTAGCGACCCACACGCCCCACTGGTTGCGGATGTTGAGCAGCGCGTCCGACACGGTCATATTCGCGTTGCCAAACGCGCGGTTGATCTCATCCGCGTTGTTGACGATGGCGTTTTTCAGGTCCGCGACGGTGATCTGTCCCGCACTCGCCATTTCCTCGAATTGCTCTTTGCTGGCGCCTACCTCTTTCTCCAGCAGCTTAATGGCTTCTGGGGATTCTTCGAGCAGGCGGCTCATCGTCTCGGTATCGACAACGCCGCGAGCAAAGGATTGGTTGAGTGCCTCCTGCATCTGGGCAACCTGTTCGCTCGATTTACCGGCCGACCGGAAGAGCTTGTTGCTCAGCTCCGCATACTGCGCGACCTCATCGACACTGCCAAACAAATCCTTGTTCGACTGCACCAGGTTACCGACAAATTTGGCGGTATCCCCGTAAGCCGTGCGGCTGTTTTGGGCTGCCTTTAAGATCTGCTGTTGGATCTCGGCCTGTTCGCCCATTCCTTCGGTGGCGCTGCGGATCTGGTTGTTGATCGCACCATATTCCTCCGCAATTTCGTTGAGACCTTGCAGAGAGAGGGCAACTCCTAATGCACCAAGCGCTTTTGCTGCCATGGACTTAATTCCGTCGATGGTTTTTTCAGCATTGGATACAGATTTATCATCAACCTCAAAACCCAGTGCGATCATGATATTGCGTATAGTCAAGCTCTCACCTCCTCAGTTCCTCAGCCTGCATACGCTGGATGTCGATGTCCCGCAGATACAGCGCATACAGTTTGAGCGCCTCGTCCAGTGAGTAGCAGTTTTCCAACTCCCACTTGGAGGCAAGGCCTGCTTTAATCAGCACATACATCCGCAGCTCCAGTTCGCCAAACTGCGAGGTGTCTAGATGGCCGTAGCGCTCTGGGTCATCGGAGCTGCCTGATCCTGGCCGCGCTCTCCAAAGAGGCTGCCGACTCTCTCGAAAAAACCGCCGAAGTTCTCCTTGAGGACATGGAAGGCCAGCACATACATCATGTCAACCTGTCCGCAGAAAATTTCGTCTGCCTGATCCTCGGTCAACCACTCCCCTGTAGATTTGGGGACAATGTTCTGGGAACAAAGAAGCTTTTTGAGCAGTTTTTCCAGCTTGTCCCCGCTTAAACCCGCAAAGGCGGCGGAAAGCTGCGGTGCAATGTTGTTCAGGTCATCGTCCAAGCTGAGCTTTTTGTCCTTAAAGAGCGGCGCCAAAGCTCCGACCGCCGGCAGCAGCAGTCCGGCAATCTCGCCGGACAGGTTCGCCGCCGTGAAGGCCGGAAAGGGGTAGAGAACATAAATTTCTCCCCCGACACTTACCTCTTTGCCGTTCATGCGTCTGCTGTAATTTGCCTGCATTATACGTCACCTCTCTCCGATTCTGCGGTGTAGATTACCCACTGGCGGGTGCCTCCAGATTTTCCAAAATCGCTGTTTGGCATCTTTGCCACCCAAGCGGTATCGGCAGAAAGAAGCAGCTCGCCAGTTTTCTTTTTGATTAACAGCGGATAGGTTTTGAGTTCCCCGTCCCGCAGGCCCGCCGCCAGCCTCGCCAGAATGCGGTTTGCCTTGACACCGTAGAGATTGGTGAGGGTCACCTTCGAGCTGGCGTTGGGGTCGATCGAAGTGGTAACCGCTCCGTCGCAGCCATAGGTTGGCGCAACCTCCTCTGCCATGTCCTCGATGGTCAAAAAGCCGTCGTCCGCATATCCGGTCAGACTGTATGGGCCAAAGCTGATCAGGACGTCCTTACAGTTATAGACAATAAATTCCCGTGTCATGATCTGCCTCCTTAATACTCAAGCGTGCCGCGCACTTCGACATTGTGGATTGCTCCGGACAGGCGCGCGGTAAATTTACAGCCCTTGAGCTGCCGGCTGGCACGCTCTGCCTGGGTCAAATCCCTTGCCCTTGGAACCGTTACAGTGTAGCCTGGGATTGCGTTGCCTTCCTCATCGTACTCGGTCGGTGCGATGCCACCCATCGCCTGGCCGCGCTTGAGAGAACAAATGATCTGGTTTTGCACCTGCGCGATGCCGTTGTCGGTGTACGGGATCTTTGGCTGGGTAACAAATAAATTATAGATACGTTCTTGCATATCGGATTTCTGCCACCACATAACGCGGATCACATCTATCCACTGCCCGCTGACGGTCTTGCCGCCCTGGGTGATTGCCTTGCCGCCGTACTCCACATAGTAGGAGATGTTGGCCTCCTGCAGCGCCTGCATCTGGGTGGCGGTCAGCTCCGCGATGGATACTGCATTGAGGGTCTTAAACGCCCAGGTCTCGCTGCCTGGCTCGTACTGCAGGCAGGCGACCGCAAAGGCGACGTTGATGTACTGGTCAGCGTCCACCTTGGCAGGGCTGAAAATCTCAAAGCTGTTCATGTAGGTGTCGACATCCAGGCTGCTCGCAGTCTCGGTGACAGTAAAGCAGGCCATCTTTTCGTGCGCCTCTGTCCACTTGGCGATGTCCTCATATTTTTCCTCATCCACTCCCGCTGGGCAGATGACAAACCACTCCGGATTCGCCGCTGCTCGGTCGAGGGTGTCTCCAAGGGATTCTGCGCTTCCGTCGGTGACGACGTTGGCCGCCACATAGATCTGCGACGGCTTCACCGCCTGTGAAAAGGCAACCGCCGCCGCGTCGTAAACTGCGTCCCCTTCGACCCAACCTGCGGCCTTTACCCCTTCCAGCGAGGTGTAGACGCCCAGCGGTTTGTAATCCTCCAGCGTCTTGGAGGCTGGCTCCGAACCGACAATCAGGATGGATTCAAACCCGCTCAGGGAGGTTGCCGGAGACGCAATCTGTATTTGGATATCCACAATATCGTTCAGGTTATTGCTCATTGTCTGTCTCCTTTTCATGTTCGTATGTAATTTCCGCGCTCTCAAACCATCCGCTCCTGTCCTCTGCCTGGTCGATGGTGCCGCCGCCGCTCGGAGATGGGACGGTGTTGTCCTCTCCCTGCTCTGCTGGCGGGGTGACGCCGGAGTGTCCGGTGGCTCCGTCGACAAAGCTCATCACAAATTCCTGCTGGGCGCGGTACTCATATTTGGATTCATTGAGGAGGGCGGTCACATCCAGCGTATTCCCCTCTTCGAGGATACTGATATTGTGCTCCTCCAAAAATTCCTGGCCGGCATCTGACCCCAGGAAATGAAGAAAGCCCTGCAGGTCACTCACCGCCGTGTTTCGAGGCGGCGGCGAGGTCATGCCAGGCTTTGCGGTTGGTTTTCTGCCGCCGGTATAGAGGTTGAGTGTTACCCGCCCCGTGCAAAGATACTGGTGGCTTATTTCCTCGTCCCCATATTCGTCCGGATGGACAGATCGCGAAACGTTTGTTAATTTGAGGGCCACGAAGGGGTACGGGGGTTTGACCTGATTGGTCTCGCACCACCGTACCACGGCCCCCGCGAAATACTTTTTGACCAGCTGCTCAAACAGCAGTTGTGCCTGTTCGGTTATCATGCTCTCACCTCCGGCGGGTCGGGTTGCTGGCCTTCCGGCAGGACAACCCACTGGCATTCCCAATGCGCGAGCGGAGTATGCGCCCAAAGGGATGCCTGCTCGCACTCGTACCACTCCCCGCAGTAATAGAGCAAATCTGCCGGGATGCCGGTGCGTTGGTTTACGGTATGCACCTCATCCCTGCCAAAGCTCTTGACCCGCCGGGAGGATCGCTGGCCCTCCGGCAGGGCTTCCCGCTCTTTTTCATTGAGGGATTGAACATTCAGGCGTATCACCCTGTCTGTGTAGGAGCGGTAGCCGTTGCGGTCAGCTTCTCCAAAGCGGCGGAGGATGTATTTTGACTTAAACATTAGTCATACTCTCCCTTCTTGCAGACCATAGGGGAGATACTCCCTCTCAGTTGCTTGGTATTGATTAGCGGACGCTCAGAACCTTTAAGCCTGATGGTTGACGGTGCATTCGGAACAAAGTCGCCATCGGAGATCTGGTTCTGCACATAGCCGACCATCAGAACACCAAGATTATTGAGGGCAGACTGCGCATCCAACTGGCCCTTGCAGATCTTCTGCACCAGCTGAGCAGCGGCTTTCTGGATTTCTGCGCCGTGCTGGTCGACCGTCTGCCCCAAAAAGGGGCGGGCAGGTATTCTGTCGGTTCCCAGCTCATTCCAGATGGCGATGTCCACAAGGTCCGCGCCCTCTTTTTCTTTTCCGTCGCGGCTTTTTTCCTTGTGTCTTTTCCCACCCTGCACGCCGACACGCACTTGTTTTTCCGAAAGTTTTTTTAGCTCCCGAAAAAATCTTTTCCCCTCCGCCGTCAACTTATCGTTTTTAGCCATTGCTCTCCCTCCTCACCATGATCGGGATAATTGCCTGCCGCAAGCGCAGGTACTCCAATCCATACGGGGTTTGGGTAAGCGATGAATCCGCTGCGGCCGCCGAAGAAGCACCGGAACCAAAGGAGACGGAAGTGGAGCCTTCGGTGTAGGAGGTCACCCCCGCGCGGTCGATAGCGCTGCCAAAGGCTCCACTTTCCCCAAGGCCCGCCATCTTCATCCGGTGGG